AGCTAAATGTCTATGGAAAAAGTCAAGACGATGTTCTTCAGATAATCGAACAGATCGTACCGTATTTTACACCGACATATACTGTAACAGTAAAGCCGCTCGATGATTTCGATGTTAAAGAAGACACGCCTATAGCATTAACAGGACTAACCTTTTCTGATGACTACGAAGGCTCTATCGAACAACGACGATCAATAATCTATACATTAGATTTCGAAATGAAAATGAATATGTGGGCAAACAATAATACAGCGAAAAGCAAGAAAATCATTGAATCTGCTACTGTATCTGTTACTGATATGGACGGTAATAATCTGTTCGATACTAAAGTGTTAGCCAATGTAATAACAGGAAATAGCGGTGTACTTGCAACTGAAGATGCTGGTACTATCACCGAAATCCTAAAGGTCGAAAATATTCAGAGTGCGGTTTCAACTGTCTCGGCTTCTTCACCCACATCTGGTGTCGCCTCTGCAACGATCATCGGTGTTGTTACATCAGGAGGCACTACCTCAGCGAATGTCTCATGGGTCTATACTCCTAATCCAGACTTTTCGGGTAGCGATTCGTTTGTCATTACATTAAATCTTGTCGACGGAACGAGCAATACAGTGACAATTAATACAACGGTCACTGACGCCGTGATTGATGGAATTAGCGATGCGTTCGCAATTACACTTAATACGACTACCGCTATTGATGTCGGTGCTAACGATACGTTCGAGTCTGCTACGGTTGTTTATACGATACCAGTTGGTGGACAACCTGACAACGGTTCGGTGACAATAACTAATTCAGCTACCGGTGCTATGACTTATACGCCCGAGACAGGATTCGTGGGAACAGATGTATTCACCTATACAGCTACGCCCGCTACTGGTCAAGCAGAAAATGTAAGTGTTACATTAACAGTGACATAAAACAGTATAAATAGAATAAGAAATACAATCTGAGGAAGTGACATGGCAGGCGTAAAGGTAACCGATTTAGACTCCGCAACTGGCGTACCAGCGGTAGATGATATTCTAATAATTGTCGATAGGGACACGAATATCACAAAACAAATTAAAGCTGGCGACTTGCTTTTAGGGCAAACAGCTAACCAGTCGAATCAAGTTCTTCTAACAACCTCTACCGAAGCAAACAATAAAGTTTTATTTGGTAATGGCGCTAACGGTGAATACGACTCGGTAAATATCAGCGACAATCTTACGTATAACGCAAGCACAGGCGAGTTAGCGGCAACGCGCTTTGCTGGTAGCGGAGCTGATCTGACTGACTTACCCACAAATGCTCCTGTTGTTAATGCTGTCGATGCTGGCGCAGATGACGATGGTTATCATCTAATGATTCGTAAAACCACTACTGGTGAGGATAGCGTACAGACTGCTAGTAATTTACTATTTAATCCTAATACTGGTGTCTTTAGTGCTCCTTTTGTTGCAGGTGATGGCAGCCAGCTAACAGGCGTAAAAGCAGATAGTGCGCTAGTAGCCGCTTCTGCTTTAAGCGCGAACTTTGCTGTCAATGCCACGAACGCAGATAGTGCGCTAGTAGCCGCTACCGCTTTATTAGCGGTTCGTGCAACAATCGCAGATAGTGCCGCGCTTGCGGCTCTATCAGTTCGAGCAGACTTAGCCACTTACGCACTTGCCGCAGATAGTGCAATAGCATCTTCTACCACACTATTAGCAGATAGAAGTACAAACGTCATTGCTGTAGCCGCTACCAGTGAAACTGCTGTTTATCCTATTTTAGTTGATGGTCTTACGGGCAAACAACTGCCACTCACAGACGGTCCTCTAGTTTATAATCCACAGACCGAAACATTATCAGTAACAAAGATTACTGGTGATGGTTCTGGATTAACAAACTTACCGCTTACTGCTAGTGGTGTTGTTGCGACGGCTGTTAATGTTACTCCTACCGCAGTAGACGCCTCACACTCTATCATATTTACACAAAGCCCGACTGGTGTAGATAGCGTAAACACTGACCCAGATTTTACATATAATCCATCGACCAATCTATTATCTGTTGTCAACCTAGGTGGTAACGGTGCTTTGTTAACAGAAGTTCCGGCTGTATCAATCACATCTAAAACAGGTCCTAGCACAGGTACACAATACGTATTAATGAAGGCTAACCAGACGGGCGATGATTCAGTAACTACCGATGCGGGCGCAGTATGGGACGCGGCTACTGATACTATGTCATTTACTAATGTAGCCGGTAACGGAGCTGGATTAACTAACGTGGCGGCTCTTTCAGCTACTAATGCCACAAACATTGCTGTATCGTCTGTCGATAGTAACGCTACGTACTACATACATTTCGGCTCTGGTGCTTCAGGTAATGATAACGTAAACGTCGATTTGGATCTTACGTATAATCCAAGCACTAATGTTTTGGGTGCTGACAATCTTTTTGTCTCTGATAGTGCAGGATTATGGACTGGCACTGCGCCAGTAACAACTAATGACGCTATCAATAGATTAGCATATCGAGTTAAAGTTCTGAATGGTGGAACACCCGCATAAGAACGCAACTAAATAACAGAAAGTGACGAGGAAATGAAATGGCAGACATTAAGTTATCAGCCCTACCAACACTAACACAGTCCGAAGACGGCGACTTCCTTGTAGTCAATGATGCCAGTACAGGCTCGACTAAGAAGATTACTCGACTTAATTTGATTGGTCATTTAGCTACGCAAATCCGCGATTCTGCTGATGGTGGTATTGTCATTCCTAATGGTGATCTCACCATCGCGAATGAGCTAATAGCTGGAGGAGACATATCAACTACTGGTAAAGTCAAGTTTGGTATGCTAACAGATTTTGTAAGCGGCACATATGCAACTGGTATTGTTGATAGCGAAGGTGGAATGTTGTTAGTCGATAGCGCAGTTCCAACAACATTAGCCGCAAGATCATATTCTCCTGCTGATACCACAAAATGGACAGGCACTGATCCTACTACGATAAAAGAAGCATTAGATAGAATAGCGGCTGCCCTTGGTCCTATAGCATAATGGCTCATACACCGTTTTCTGATAAAGGCAGACGCCACCTAAATCTAAGACAAAATCAGATTGAAGGTGTTTTGCCTGACCACTTTAAGGAATACTATCCTAAATTCTTGGGGCTATTAAATCAGTACTACGAGTGGCAAGATCAATACGCTTCGACCGAATTACTGTCACACCTCTTTAGTACTCGCGACATTAGCGAAACTGATATATCCCTATTGTCTTATATCGAAGATGAATTGCTATTGGGCGATACTTACTTCGAGGGATTTGGACAGACCGAATCAGAGAAACGAGCCGCGGCTAACTTCTCTAGCACTCTATTTCGAGCTAAAGGCTCTAAGTTCGCTATCGAATGGTTCTTTAGATCGTTCTACGGATTCGATGCAGAAGTAATCTATCCAAAAGAAAACATATTCAAGACAAGTGAAAGCGGATCGCTCATTGGTCCGGACTCGCTAAGGTACTTGACTAATGACGAACTATATCAAACATTCGCAATTCTTATTAAAGTTGGCGTACCGATATCGAAGTGGCGAGACATATTTAAGAAGTTTACACATCCTGCAGGAATGTATCTTGGTGGTGAAGTATTATTGACTTCCGATGCTATATCTGCTATACTAATTGATGATCAAGACATTAAACAACGACCTACGACTTCCTATGCGCTCACCGCTGATGTGGACGTTAGTTCTGGCGGTTCTGTACTATTTGAAGGGCAGACTGCGACATTCACGCTCACTGGATCTAACGTAGTTGACGGAATCGATGCTGTCAATTGGCATATTGAACATGTCACTACTGACAATGATGATTTCCCTAGTACGCCACCTTTAGTTGACTCTAAGCAACCTCTCAATATTAATAGTAGCACAGGCACTTTTCAAGTCACAACTTGGATTACAGATGCTACGGTAGAAGCTGATGAATCGTATCTCGTAAAGATTACCGATCAAGAGGGTAGAGCATTAACTGAACTATCAGTGACAGTCAAGAATAGGGTTCCTGCTTACACACTGACACCATCTACTTCAACATTAAACGAAGGAGATACTGCTACATTCACTATCGCAGGAACTAATGTTCCATATTATGGTAGCACAACTTTACAATGGTATGTTTCACATACATCTACCGCAGACGCTGACTTTGTGCCTAACCCACCCCCACTTTCAGCCTCTAAACAATCTGTTACGATATCTGATAGTCAAGGCACGTTTGATGTTAGACTTTCGATAGATGGTGCTAGTGAAGGTTCGGAGTCGTTTGACGTTATACTCGTTGATGCAGTAGGAACAGTATTAGCGACTCAAACAATTACAACCGTTGATGTTGTTAGTGCATATTCTGTCACTGTAGCCGATATAGTAGAAGGCTCTCAAGTAGAGATTAGTATTGCAGTGAATGCTTCCGAAGTTGGCGATAGCTTTACATATGTCATTACTGGCGGAGATACTAGATTATCCCAGACTACAGATACATTCACGATTACAAGTAGCCCGTTCGTTCGAATATTCGATACAACATCCTCGGGCGCATTCGAAGGCTCAACTACTTCTACGGTCACCGTCACGAATAATAATACGTCTGTTCAAGTCTCTGCCACGTTCGCTATTACGGACGCTACACCTACATTCGACATAGTTGCTAGTCCAGCCTCAGCCGGTGAAGGTGATACGGTTGCATTTACGCTTAACGGTACTAATGTGCCTACTCAAGTGTATTACTGGAATCTAACCCACGGCTCTACTGTAGATGCAGACTTCAGTTCACCCGCTGGAGTATTAGATGGTTCGACTAGAATAGCTAGTGGATCTATCGAAGCTGGTGGAAGTCTAGGCTCTTTAGTCTTTGCTACTAACTCTGAAGTGGGTGATGAAACATTCACATTCAATCTATACACAGACAACACCGTACCTGGTACCGTAGTTGCTAGTCTACCTTTCGTTATCGAAGGTACAGGAACGACAAATGTTATCACGCTAGACAAATCTACAATGACTGAAGATGGTGATAGCATTGTTAATACGTTCACAACATCTTTAGGTAATGGCGATTATTACTTTTTCATCGATGGAGTCCAAAGTCCTACTTTCGATTTCGTAGACGGAGAATTTTGGAATTCGGGTGGTAGAAAACCATTTAATGTTACTAGCGGAGTCGGTACGTACACCATAACAACATTAGCTGATCTTACATTCGAATCGTCAGAAGTGTTTGTCACTAAAGTTTCGGCTACTGCATATGGTGCGATATTAGCGACATCACCTAACATTACTGTTACGAACACTTCTTCACAGTCCTACACGGTATCCGTACCCTATTTTATTGTCGAAGGAAATACGGTCAATCTTGAGGTTGTATCTGATGGACCTAGCGAAGTATTATTCATTGAATTGACTGGTGACGTTTCACAGATTAGCGCAACGCAAGCTACTGCGGCATCTACAGCCCAAGGAACTAAAGTATTCTCGTTCGCAACAACAACGTCGAATACATATTCAGGTACACAAAATATCACGATTACTGTCGGTCGAGGTAATTACGTGAATTCTGGTGGAACGCAAGTTGCAACCACTACATTCACCCTCAATGATCCAAATCCTGTAGCCACTCTCACTCCCTCGGACTTATCTCCTAGTGAAGGTGATACAGTGACGTTTAACTTAGCCGGAACAAATCTGGCAGACGGAACTTATTACTACAGAGATGATACTAAGGTAAAACCGGTTCGCGTCTCGTTAGGAAGTTATTCGGGCTCTTCTTCTATTAATATGTCATCTACCGATCTGGCTAAACTGCAACTCGGCATGCGAACATTGGATCTTGGTGTTGTGGGAACAATCACTGGGATATTCAGCTCCAGAATTACCCTATCAACGCCTAACACACGAAATACTACAACTGGTGAGATATTACACTTTATTTTACCGGAAGATATCGAAGATGTCGATAATTCAACTCATTATGGCTCGTTCGCTGTTACGAGTGGCACAGGATCTTTTGAAGTTGATTTCGCTACTAATACAGACTTCTCTAATGACGAGCATGACTTTAGCGTTTATTCTTCAGGCTCACCGGCTGTTGCTTACGAAGGATCGCTTATCGCTACTGCGGCTACGGTAACGGTACAAGATCAAACGCCATTTACTATACAATTTACTGATAACGCCCTTAATGACACAGGCACAGGCAATATATTCTTTGGTGGTTACTTTGGCACAAATACTGCGGCTGAGTCGTCCACTAAATTCGCGATGAATCGTGATGGTACGATTGGTAATACAACTAATCAATCGACTAATCCACAGACTACAGAAACTAATGATTGGATAAATCCTCCAAGTTCAAGATTCAGTACAGCCGGTGATCAATTCCAAGTGAGAGTTCGTGCGTGGGAAAATGCCGCAAGAACAATACCATGTACAGCTGGTGATCAAGATCAGAACACAGCAAGCTTTCAAACTGCTGTATGGACATTAAGCGGTAATTTAGGTTCGACAACTTGGCAACCTGGTAGCTCAAATCAATGGCACAATCTTTCTTCGAATGTATTGATTGAACTTGATGGATATAGAAGTGGTGGAGGTGGTGAAAGTCTCACCATTTACTTGACGCTAGATGTCAAAGGTTACTCTGGCACCTTAGGCACAGGAACTACATACTTAACTAAGAATTTCACCATGGGTGGTGGCTTAAACGTGGCTATTGTAACTAGATGATTAAGCACTACAACTTAGACGAAGTGTTCTATGAAAAGGATAGTCAGGATAATACTTGGATGATCATCCATAGAGATCCGACGACTAACGAAATTACTGCGGCTTCACCGGTCATTCGGGCAAGTAATGGCGATATTGATTTCGCAAAGTCGCAGGACTTTTTAGAAAATGCACATATAAGATCGATTAGTGTAGCAGTAGATAGGTCCACTGCTAGACATAACAATCCAGCGGCTAATCTTTTCGTTAATAAACAAATAAAGCGCGTCGATTATCTCATTGGCGAAGAGGAAGGTATAGCTCTTCGTGCGATTGTCGAAGAAAGATTTCCTGAATATAAGATATGGAATAACTCTAAGAATGTTATAGGGACCTACGGTGCATATCGCGCACCTTACACCGCACTCGAATCAATAAGTGTATATGATGTGACATTCGTAACAGGTCCAGATTATCAACCAAGCGACGAGTTATTTCAACCACCCGAACGCTTTGGCGTCGACATAGTAAATACTTATACTCAACGACGACCTTGGTACGGATGGAAATTTAATCTAGCTGACAATTCTGTATTATGCAAAGTCGTACATATTAATAAGGTAGAAGGTGTTGTTTATCCTCCCTTGGTGCATGAACAAATTGGAACATACTACGGAACATTTCATTCAGAAGATGGCACTATAAGTAATGATCGTGACATGTTCTTTTTTGGAACAATTTTGAATGTCGAGAGGTATTGTGAAGAGCATAGTTTAGATATGCCTTTATTTGATGAATTTGAAGATGGCTTTGTGCCATATGAACACATCTTCGTATGGGGAATAGGCTTTGATAGCACTACTGGTGTTCCTTATGTTATGAAAGCATACGAAGGGAGAGATGTCGAATGCAATTAAACATGGACATTACTGATATCGATGCGAAGTTTTGGAAAACAGTCGAACACGAGAAAAATATGACAAATGAAATAGTTGTAATAGACGCTGTAATAGACGCGGAAGATACTGCTGATATGACAAAGCACGAACGTACAATGAAAACTGACTATGACATGGCTAAATCTAATCTTGTTAATCTTCTTAAAAATGGTAACGATGCTCTCGAACAGATGTTGTTGGTCGCTAAAGAAACCGAACATCCTAGAGCCTACGAGGTGTTATCAGGATTGTTGAAAAATATCGCTGTAATCAATGACAGAATTATGGCATTGAATAAAGATTATATGGAAGTCACTGCTCCTAAATCTACTAGCGCGGTTCCTACGGCTGATGCCGGTCCGGGCACAACAAATAATAACGTATTCATCGGATCTGTCTCTGACCTTCAGAGAATGTTACAAGATGCTGATGACAACGAAAAGGTTATAGAATCAGATGTTACCGAATCAAAATAGTGGAGAGTCCTATCTCGGCAATCCTAATGTTAAACGTGACGGAATTGTACAGACCTGGAGCAAAGATCAAGTAGTAGAGTACGCAAGGTGCAAGCGCGATCCTGTGTATTTTGCGATACATTATATCAAAGTGATCAGTCTAGACGAAGGCTTAATAGACTTTAATCTATATGATTATCAGAAAGAATTGTACGATCAATTTCAGAAAAATAGATTTAATATTGTATTGGCTTGTCGCCAGTCGGGCAAGTCAATCTCTTCTGTAGTCTATATACTTTGGTACGCCATTTTTCATCCGGAGAAGACAATTGCAGTACTTGCTAACAAAGGCGCAACTTCTAGAGAAATGCTTTCACGCATTACATTAGCTCTTGAAAACTTACCGTTCTTTTTACAGCCAGGTTGTCGCGCTCTTAATAAAGGTAGCATTGAGTTTAGTAACAATAGTCGAATTCTTGCCGCGGCTACTTCTGGTTCTTCTATTCGTGGTTTGTCTGTTAACTTATTGTATCTGGATGAGTTTGCATTCGTGGAACGAGCGGCAGAGTTCTATACTTCAACGTATCCGGTTGTATCTGCTGGTAAAGATACGAAAGTAATTATAACATCTACTGCTAACGGTATCGGAAATACCTTTCATAAGATTTGGCAGGGCGCAGTACAAAAGACTAATAAATATGTACCGTTCACTATCGACTGGTGGGACGTACCTGGTCGAGATGAAGCGTGGAAACAGGAAACAATCGATAACACATCGCAAATTCAGTTTGATCAAGAATTTGGTAATACGTTCTTCGGTACTGGTGATACGCTAATCAGTTCTTCTTGTCTATTAGACCTAAGAGCGAAAAACCCCCTCAAAATTCTTGAAGGGGGTTCTCTGCTTGCCTATAAAGAGCCCTGCGCAGGACACGAATACATCATGACGGTAGATGTATCAAAGGGGAGAGGTCAGGATTATTCTACGTTTAATATAATCGACATTACGACCAGACCGTTTGAGCAAGTTTGCGTGTATCGGAACAACACTATCTCTCCAATTCTCTTCCCTGATATTATATATAAGTATGCCGTAGTCTACAATGAGGCTTATGTCGTTATTGAGTCTAATGATCAAGGTACTGTAGTTTGTCAAGGCTTGTATCATGACATGGAATATGAAAATGTACATGTCGAGTCTGCTGTTAAAGCTAATCGAATCGGTGTAGAGATTACGCGAAAGTCAAAGCGATTGGGCTGTTCCGCTATTAAAGACATTCTCGAGGAAAATAAACTTGAAATTGTCGACGAGAACACTATATTTGAGATATCTACGTTTGAGTCTAAAGGCAATTCTTATGAGGCTAGTGACGGCAACCATGATGATCTAATGATGAATCTAGTTATGTTCGGTTACTTTGTCGCTTCACAGTTCTTTGCTGATATGACAGATATTAATCTGAAAAAGATGATGTTCGAGCAACAAGCTAGACAAATTGAAAATGATATTGTTCCGTTTGGATATATCGATGATGGAAGCGACATGATAGAGCAATATGAGCGTGAAGAGAACGACAAGCACCAGCAATGGGCTACATGGGGCGATGAACCGGATTATTGAAAATAGCAGTAAGTATAAATAAAGCTATTGAGATTTATTCTTATAATGCTTCTTATCAATAATTGAAAACTAAAGGACAACGACCATGGCATTTATTCCATCCGAGTCTCCAGGAATCAACATCAAAGAGTTTGATCTGTCGGGTGTAGTGCCTGCGGTAACGACATCTACAGGTGCGATTGTCGGCGACTTTAATTGGGGTCCAGTTTCAGAGCCGGTAAAAGTCGCTAACGAAGCGCAACTTGTATCTTCTTTTGGATCACCAACATTTACAAATGATAGCTCCGCTATCGACTATCTATCCGCAAGCTCATTCCTAAAATACTCTAGCGACTTGTTTGTCGTTCGTGAAGTAGGAACTGGCGCTTTCAACGCTAAAGACAGTGACGGTACTGCTGACATATTAATCAGAAATGATGATGATTGGCTTACTCAGAAAGATGCTTCTGCGGTAGCAAACAACACATACATAGCGAAACATGCAGGATTAGCAGGAAACTCTATCGATGTACATCTATGCCCAGTCGGCACATCTCCTACTGTATTCAGTGGATGGGCATATGCAGGCTCTTTTGATAGTCGACCTGGTACTTCTTCGCATGTCGCTTCACTATCACCTGACGGAACTGCCGCGAATGACGAAGTTCATATCGTAGTAGTTGACCGAGATGGTAAGTTCACAGGTACTAAGGGAACTGTTCTTGAAACATACCCGTTCGTATCTATAGCTTCTGATGCTAAGACTCCAGACGGCACATCTAATTTCGCACTCGACGTTATCAACGCAAAGTCTGAATACATTAGAGCCGCTGGTTTAAACCCTGGATATGTCACCGCTACTTCAGGCGCATTCACTGCTGTTACTAACGGAACTGGCACCAAAGCGGGTGTTGAGCTTATTGCTCTCAAATCTGGAGCCGCAGGCACTAAGATAGCAGAAACAGAATATGCTACCGGCTTTGCCAAATTCTCTGATGTCGATACGATTCAAGTTGACTTTTTAATTGCTCCTGGAATACCAGCGACCGTTGCTCATAAAACTATCGTTGAAAATCTAGTTGCAATTGCTACAGCCCGAAAGGATTGTGTAGTAGTCGCTTCTCCTCCAAGAGGTGTTGTTGTAAATGCCGCGGCTAGTACGCTAGTGGCTAATACAGTAACATGGTCTGACACTCTAACAGCTTCCTCATACTTGATTGTAGATAATAACTACTTGAAAGTTTATGACAAGTACAATGACCAATATGTTTTCATTCCCGCTTCAGCCTCAACTGCTGGTGTAATGGCGGCTACTGATGACGTTTCAGCTCCTTGGTTCTCACCCGCGGGTTCTCGTAGAGGTCAATATCTTGGCGTGACTGCACTAGCTCATAGTCCTACCAAAGCAGAACGCGATACGCTATATAAAGCAGGTGTTAATCCTATTGTTAATATTCCTGGACAAGGTATCTTACTGTTCGGTGATAAAACTAAGCTAGGAAGACCAAGCGCCTTTGATCGTATCAACGTCCGTAGACTTTTCTTAGGCGTAGAACGAGCAGTTAAAGCCGCGGCTCAAAATGTAATGTTCGAATTTAATGACGAGTTTACTCGCGCTGAATTCGTAAATGTGGTCGAGCCGTTCTTGCGAGAGATTAAGGGTCGAAGGGGAATTACTGACTTCCGTGTTGTTTGCGACGAAACAAACAATACCGGTTCAATCATTGATTCAAATCAGTTTGTAGCGACTGTCTTTATCAAGCCAGCACGTTCTATTAACTACGTTACTTTAAACTTCGTAGCAGTTAGAACCGGTGTTGATTTTGATGAAGTTGTCGGATTAGTATAAGGGGAATATGATATGGCTATTCTAGGAGTCGATGACTTTAAATCGAAATTGCGTGGTGGTGGTGCTCGTGCGAACTTGTTCAATGCGACACTAAACTTTCCCGCTTATGCCGGAGGAGATGTCGAGTTGACATCTTTCCTTTGTAAATCAGCACAGATACCTCAATCAGCTATGACTGCCCTTGTCGTTCCGTTTCGCGGGCGAGAGATGAAGATTGCTGGTGATCGTACATTCGAAGATTGGACAGTTACTATTATCAATGATACAAACTTTGATATACGTGACGCGTTCGAGCGTTGGATGAATGGTATTAATGCTCACCAATCCAATACTGGTCTTATCAATCCTTCTGATTATCAGACGGACTTGATTCTTGATCAATTGGATCGTGATTCAACTATTCTGAAGCGTTATAACTTTAGAGGTGCTTTTCCTGTCAATGTTGGTGAAATTGCATTGACATATGATGCGCAGAATGAAATCGAAACATTCGATGTTACTTTCTCATATCAGTATTGGGAATCAAATACCACTAGTTAAGCTAAGTCTATATAATAAGGCACTATCGTTCTTTTCGTTCGATAGTGCCTCTATTATAACAAAGGTCGCAATATAATGGCAAATGAAGAAGGTTTGAAACTATTCGGTTTCAGTATCACTAGAGCGAAGAAAGCTTCGGATACCAAAGAAAAGCTACCCGCTATCGTAGTTCCCACTGATGTTGATGGGGCTGGATACATACAAGGTTCTGGTGCAGGTCATTTCGCTTCTTTTATCAATCAAGACGGTGATCAGTCTAAAGATAATGCACAACTTATTCATAAGTATCGTGGCGTTTCGATGCATCCAGAAGTCGATATGGCGATTGAAGAAATCGTTAACGAGTCTATCGTTTCCTCAGACGAAACATCCTCTGTAGAACTGGCTCTAACCGACATCGATTGTCCAGATAAAATTAAAGAATCTATCAACGAAGAGTTCGATCACATTATTAGTATGCTCAAATTCAACGAATTGGGGCATGACATTTTCCGTTCATTCTATGTTGATGGTCGAGTAGTATACCATCTTTTAGTGAACGAGTCAAATCCAAAAGCGGGCATTCAGGACATACGAAATGTCGATGCCGCTAAAATTAGAAAAACTAAAAAAGTTACCTATAAAAAAGACGAAAAAACTGGCGTCAAGATTATTGATAATATAGAAGAATTCTATGTATACGAAGAGAAGCCAGGCAATCAAACAGCTGGAATTAAGCTGTCACCTGACGCGATAACTTATGTAACTTCGGGTCTTCTTGACGAGTCAAAAAAGAAAGTCGTATCGTACCTTCACAAAGCATTAAAGCCTATCAATCAATTGAGAATGATGGAAGATTCGTTGGTTATCTATCGACTAGCTCGTGCGCCTGAGCGCAGAATATTTTACATAGACGTTGGTAATTTACCACGGGGTAAAGCTGATCAGTATATGAAAGATATCATGGCCAAGTATCGTAACAAGCTTGTTTATGATGCTGATACTGGCAAGATGAAAGATGACCGAAAGCACATGTCAATGCTCGAAGACTTTTGGTTACCTCGTCGAGAGGGTGGTAAAGGCACAGAGATATCAACACTTCCTGGGGGTGAGAATCTTGGTCAGATAGATGATATTCTATATTTCCAGAAGAGACTATACAGATCATTGAATGTTCCTATAGGCAGATTAGAAAATGAAAACACCTTTTCTGTTGGTCGAAGTACTGAAATTTCTCGTGAAGAGGTTAAATTCCAGAAATTCATTGATCGTCTTAGACGTAGATTTAGTTCTGTTTTCTTAAACATTCTACGTAAACAACTTTTGCTCAAAGGCATTATTACGGAGCAAGACTGGGATAAGTGGAAAGATGACATCTATATTGATTTCATTAAGGACAATCACTTTTCAGAATTGAAAGACATGGAGATTCTCCGTGAACGTATTGGACTAATGAATGAAGTCACACAATACGTAGGCGAATACTATTCTAAAGATTGGGTGATGAAGAATGTCATGCAATTAAACGAAGATGAAATCAAAGAGATGCAGAAGCAGGTCAAAAAGGAAATCAAGGCTGATGAAATAGATGATCCTAAAGATAAAGATAAAGATGAAGAAGGTCAAGATTCTGAGCCTGCACCAACTCCGGTTACTGTAGTTGATGCACCAAAAGAAGAAGAGCCTAAGAAAGAGCATGTAGCTATGCCACAAGACGAGAAGCTTACCGAAGAAATGACCACTTTTATGAGAAACCTGAATAATGAGTCAAAGTGATTTAACCCACGCCTTTCATATTGCCTACACCGAAGATCGTGTAAGAAAATTGAAGAGTGACATCATTGAAAGAATGCAAGAGATCGAATTGCTTAAAGGCGATAAAGGTGACTCTGTAAAGGGTGATAAAGGCGACTCTGTTAAAGGCGATAAGGGTGACAAGGGAGACTCCATAAAAGGCGACAAAGGTGACTCCGTAAAGGGTGATAAAGGCGACTCGATAAAGGGTGACAAAGGCGACAAAGGTGGCAAGGGTGACTCTGTTAAAGGTGACTCGATAAAGGGTGACAAAGGCGACAAAGGTGACAAGGGCGACTCTGTTAAAGGCGACTCTGTAAAGGGTGATAAAGGCGACAAAGGTGACTCTGTAAAGGGTGATAAAGGCGACAAAGGCGACAAGGGTGACTCTGTTAAAGGTGACTCGATAAAGGGCGACAAGGGTGACAAGGGAGACTCCATAAAAGGCGACTCCATAAAGGGCGATAAAGGCGACAAGGGTGACAAAGGAGACTCTGTTAAAGGAGACAAAGGCGACTCGATAAAGGGTGACAAAGGCGACAAAGGTGATACCCCGGATATTGAAGCTAAGTTCGAAGAAGCCTTAGCGCAATTTAATGATAAATTGAATAGCAACCAAAAGCTGGTCAAAACTAACACTGATACAATGCTCTCTAATGTTCAGAAGCAATTGTCTACTTTAGGTGGTGGTGGTTCTTACAAGATACTTGATAATGCTGATGTAGAAAAAACGAAATTAAGTTCAGTAGCCGGTGATAGTATATTGGTTTACGACCCTACAAAAAAGCTGTTTGTTGTAACTCCTTTTTTGTCAATATTAGAAAGATTACGAGCGGAGTTAGAGGTGCAATACGATAAACTAATAGACGAAACTGACGCGAATGCCGAGGGTAACGCACATCACCATGTTGGTTCCACGTTTGTTGGTGAAGCGGCTCCCGGTTCTCTTAGATCGGCTGCGGTATGGAGATTAAAAAGAATATATGAATTGGACAATAATCAAATCGAAATACTGTACGCTAATGGTAGTGCTGATTTCGATAAAGTTTGGGATGATCGACTAACTTATTCATTCGACTAATGTTTAAACGTATAAATAGAATGTATACAAAAACTAACAATATTGGAGAGTTTCGACAATGGCGCTGATCACTGATCCAGATGACCTAAACCAATCTACTGAAATTACCTTGGATACAGCCGCATTAACTTTTGAACTAACGGTTACGGGCAATTTAAGCAATGATGGGGCGACCGGTCAGGCTTTATACTCGTTTCTAAAAGAAGAGTGGAAAAACGATTCTTCTCTTATTCCTTATCCTTTCCCGATGGTATCAATTACACCGGAGCAGTTTGAATTTATTAAAGGATGGAAGCCAGCAAACGACACCACTCGCAACTTAATGCGATCATGTGGTTGGCGTGAGATTAACGCGGCTGGTGTTGTAAATCGTGAGTATATTGGTATTATAACACTTGGTGATATCGATAACTCAGATACAGGGTACTACGCATTCAGCACTGACAGTGGTAAAACAGATTTCGATTTTCCTGGCGAAGTGAACCAGGGTGTTCAGACTTTCGGCGACGCTACTAATGGTAACTTCGACAAGCGTAGTAACGCATTAACTACTTTCATAAGAATTGCAGGCAAGTTATATGGCTCTGCGACATCCGGAAGTATTGGTCTAACAGCACTTAACTACATTGCTAACCGATTCCCTCTTGCTGAAAGACTAGACGGTAAAGTTACAGCGAGTGACGCGACTATCGCGGCTGATGCCCCTTATACAGGGATGAGCATTACTTACGGGGCAGTGACACGAGCTATCGGTGGAATATCAAGAAACTTTGGTGTAGTTATTGATGGTAATAGCGGTACAGCCGAGCAAATCTATGAATTTGTACAGTACTCTTTACGTCAAGCAACTGATATTGATGCTGATGGTACAGGCGTAGAAATCGGATCTCTAGCAACTAGTCTATTGGGCTTTGTTGGTGACACGTTGAAGACTCAAAATGCATTCATCGACAACTTCCAATCTAATGATACTAACAGATTGATCTTCACCGATACTGGTGGCACAGAACGCACGTTCCCATTCATAGCCTCAGGAACACTTAGTCCTAACCCCAACTTGACCGCAGATGCAAACTCGATCTATAGAGCGTTCTTTACTGCTGGCTTCGGTACAGCGGGTGCTTTGATCGTAAACGATAACAGTGGCAATCCTATCTCTGGCACTATTAGCGGTAGTTCATCTATAGCGTTCGACTTTGATTATGATGGAAATACTCAAGGTGGTCGTACAGCGGGCACAGACGCGGAAATAACGGTAGTAGCTATTGGATTAAACTCTGCGCAGTATGTAAGTGCGACAGCTACAATCGGTCGAGCGACTGGTCAGAACATCTCCTTGGTTGCGCCTTTGGAAAGAAACTACAGCAATCCATAAGGGGTATTTTGAGTGACATATTTGGCAAGCCTACAAGCTCTATCGCCTGACCATCTATGGGAATTCGATGGCGACTTCGACGATAATGTCGTAGTCGCTATTGGTCTAAACACTGCACAGTACGTGTCCGCAACGGCAACAATTAGTAAAGCCACTGGACAAAACATATCATTAGTAGCTCCGCTAGAACGGAACTACAACAACTCTTAAGGGGTAACAGTTTAATGTCGTACAGTTTATCAGGGTCAGTTATCACGCAAGCCTTGGGCACTACAGACAATGACCTCAGTGGCTTGGCTAATATTGCAGGCGTTACTGTATTTAATGGTGGCGTACGAAGTATGTATATACTTGACGGATTGCAATTACAGATTCGGGGTACTCAAACGATCAACCCGTTTAACGAGTGTATATTTACGCAAAATTTTAGCTCTCACTACAATGTAAGAAATTACGGAACATTGACTATTAATGGCTCCAGAAACTACTCTGGTGCATTGCAATACTCTAAACAGCCTTGGTTAATATCTTCGGAAAACGATAACTCGTGGTGTTTTTTTAATCAAGGTGCTTTGGTGTGGACTGGTGGCGCTATACATTCTAAAAGAGGTGTACAATTAAACGGCGATGTTACATTAGACACGATTGTCGGCGACTGCGTTCATGTAAATCGTTTTGAGTTTGGGCCAGATAATTTAACTATTAACGGGCCGATAACTTTGCAAGGCTTTAGAGCTAGTTTAAATAACAATAAGCCTGTAACTAACTTAGTTATGACAGGAGCTAGAGGTGTTGATTTTACGTCAGTTACCGGTAGAGGTAACGTAGGCAGTGGGACGCATTATATACTTACTGATTTTGTTTATACACTATCTAACCTTGGGTGTAATCTTAGATACTTTAATACTGCGGATTTTATTAACACTAAAACAGGTTCATCGCTAGCCGTAGCCCGTTTCACCCACGGTACAAATATTAATAATGGTGGAGTTGTTGCCGTTTATAAAAATATAAAGTTTAACGTAAAAGACCTAAGTGGGAACAATTTACAAGGAGCAAAGGTTTATTTTTCTACTTACGATGACGGTAATCGGGTAGATGTAAGTAGTTCATTCGGAGCAGGTTTTAATTTTACTGCTACTGATATTTTTAGTATGACTACCGACT